TAAAATTGCATAAATAAAATTGCATAAATAAAATTGCATAAATAAAATTGAATTGCGTCTTTAAATGTTCTTATTTTAAACAATAATAAAAACACCGCCTATTATGAACATTACTTCTCCTACTATATTAGTAAATTCATTTTTCCCACCACAAAATGATAAAAATACTACTGTTGTTATAACAATGGACGTATTTTATATTGGAACAATTATTGGACTAGTAGCAGCGTTCCTCATTCTTCTTATTAGAACTCACTATTTATGTCATAGAAGACAAGTAAGGTTGAGCAAAGCTAATATAGTCTTTGAAAATCATACTAAGATTCATGATATAGTAAAGACTAACATCGAGTTAAGTGCATAATACTTAAAGCTACAAATTTTATTTTTAAGTATTATATTTTTTTTAGAGAGATTATAATATATTATAATTATAATATATTATAATTACAATATGTCTAAAAGAGTTCTTGTATTATGTCAACGTAAAGTTAGTAAACTTTCAAAAGATAGAGAGAAAGTTAAAGATGTAGTATCGCGTATTGATGAATATATAGCATTAAATACTCCTGTTCGCGCTCCCATCGGCACTCCTGAAGACATTCGTGTAAAAGTTGAATATTTAACGTATCATTCATTTGAGCCACAACATGCTTATGCCGATCATATATTTCTTCTCTCTCGAACAGAATACTATGGTAGTGAGTCTAATCATACAGAAAAAAAAGTAGATTTAGAGAAATTTATTGAAGAACATAAGAACACTTATGATGTTATTATTTTAACATCTTGCCCACTACCATGGTTGGACTATAATTTAATACATCAAGTATTAAAATCAGATGGTGTTTTAGTAGTAAAACGTTTTGGCAATCAAGAAAGCTCCCCAAGTAAAGAAAAAGATAAAAGTGTAGTAAATAATATTAAAAAAAATACACAAAATATACCACCACACCTATTTACAAGACTAGACGCCCAGTTTTCTGGGCATTATACTTACAAAAAAATAGAAACACAAGCACTAGGAAGAAAGTTGAAAACTACAAAAAGAAAAAGACAAAAAAATAAACGAGTTAGTAGGAGACAAAACATAAAAACAAGAAGAAAGCAAAGAATGTAAATTTAAAAATTATAAAAGCCACAAATTGTATTTATGGTATCTCCAATAATCTATGTATACTAGTTAAGTTATTAAACAATTTCATTTGACAAGCAGACACATTTTTTGACAATTTTTTTCCAAAACTATTTACATTTAATAGGCACAATACTAATTTATGAAATTCTTCTGTAAAATTCAAATTATAATTTTTAAATATTTTACAAAAGCCCGCTATTAGTGTTGGGTTTATTTCATTATGTAGACACAATTCAATAGTGTCACAAATTTCTTTTTTTAATGCTTCTTTAGTTAATTGAGGCATAGCGTTAAATCTCTCCTTTTCTTCAATAACATTGTGCAAAACTGTAAAAAGTTGGCTATAATCTTTATTTATTAAGACTTCATTCAAGAAAATATAGTACGCATTTTGATTTAACTTATTTGGAAAACACGTAAGTCCAAAATCTATAATCCCCATTTGATATTTGGGTGTGTAATTGTTAACACATTCATTTATATAAAAAAACACATTTCCACAATGTAAATCGCAATGAATAGCTGAATAATGTAAAATACCCAATATTCCAAATTTTATATATATATAAGCAAATTCTTCTTTAACAACAGCGTCCATCGTTTCTAAACTCTTAAGAGTTAGTCCTTTTATATTTTCCATTACTAAAACTTCATTATAGCGTTGAGTAATATTTTTATAGACCTTAGGAAATCTGTATTCTTTATTATTTTTGTATTTTTCGGCAAATCTCTCCAGTGCATATGCTTCTTTCATAAAATCTATTTGTTCTAACATTAATTCTTTATTGTCTAAAACTAATTTGGTTATATTAAAAGAATTAATAAACGGAATAAGCTTACACACATATGCTATATATGTTAAGTCATCAAATAAATCTCTCAACTCATTAATTATATTACGTTTTAACATTTTAACAACAACCTTTGTATTAGAGCTGTCATATCCGTCAAATACTAGTCCAACTATTCCACTGTTTATAGGTATTGCGCTTAACACACTAATTTTATAAGTTTCGTGTAAATCACTTAACAATTTATAGTCAATACAATCACTACTATATGGAACATTATCACAATAGTTAATTAAATAATCCTTTTCATCATCATATAATAAATCTTCATTTAAAGCTAATGATTGAAATATTTTAATATATACGCTATTTAGTTTTTCCAATTTCAAGCATAATGCTTTAATTAGACTCAATCTGGACTGAGGTTGCTGTTTATATAAATAAAGAGTTAGCATTTTATTAACATTAAAGTGTGTAACTGTATATGTTAATACACTTACTAATTTTATAATGCGATAGCAAACACTAATATGTTTGCTATAGTTTTTTAATAAACTATACATATTAAATATGCTTAAGTTATATTTTTTATATTTTTATATTTTTATATTTTATATAATTTAAAATATAAAATATTATTTAATGCTTATTGTAAATAAAAACTAGCTTGCGCTAATAAAATAATTTTTAAGATTATAAAACATCTTTTTAAACATTAATCCAACTAGATTTTCCATATATAGCGGCAAATCATCATCAACAATAACTTGAAAATCTATATTTACTTTAACGCTATTAATTTCATTGCTATCTTTAATATCTTTATAAAAATTTATTTGAGTTTTGCCATAATTATATATTAGTGCTTCATAATTAGAATTTATTAAATTAAGTTGTTTTAAATAGTCTTCTTTTAATTTTTCACATATTAATTTTACATCTTTATTATAAAATGTTACTGAATTGTTTAACTTATTCACTATTTTAGTGCTTCTAAATAACATATATTTTTGTTTTATTCCAATTTCTTTGGCAATATGATTTATTAATATACATATAATCGCTTCATTGTCTGTTTCATTGAATACAACAATTTTTTCTATTAGCTCTTTATTTTGCGCTTCTAATAAATCATATATTTCAAAACCAGTCAGACTAGCTATATTAGCATTTGCATTTGTACTATTTGGAAGTTGAATAGTAAATGCTAAATTATAGCTTCGTGTGTTAAAATTTACGCTTTTAATTTCAGATAATAACATGTCTCCTTTTCCACATATTAGCTTCGGTTGAAACCTATTTTCTTCACAATAACTCATTATAAATATTATAAACAGTTAGTATTTAAATACTTACTTTTTATAGTTTCAAAATAATATATTACTCCGACACTAATTGATAAAAGAATAACGAATGATAAATTATATTCATAAATTGTCATTTTTAACGAATTATTATATAATTTAAATCCACTATTATAATTCATAACATATAATAGCACTAATGCTATATAACTACTAATATATGAATAGTTTGTAGTTATAGAATTTGTAATAAAGCCTTTAACATAATATAATGCTAAAAATACAAGAAATATATGCATTAGTATAGAACTAACGGCCATACATATAAAAAACAAACTTTCAGATAGTGGAACATATTTTTTCCATAAATTAAAAATAGTATTATTGTATTTTTCATTAAACTCACGTGATGCAAAGACTTGAAATTTTAATAATAGTGCATAAGAACCTATAAACAATATAGAAATAAATGATCCAAAAGAAAAATATATTAATACATCATAACATTTACATAATGAGGAAAGTATAAGTGTTGCTACTAATATTGTAACTACTTGATAACAAAGAAATGTATTTAGTTTTATAATTTTTTGAATCAATGTTCTTTTTGGTTTAGGTTGTGTTGTTTTGTATTTTATACTATATGATGCATCATAGGAAATATCAAAATTAATATTTGAAATATCTAACTTAGCATTTGAAATATCTAACTTAGCATTTGAAATTTTAAAATTAACATTTGAAATATCTAAAATATTAGAAGAACTAATACACTTATTCATTACTAAAGTATTATCTTAAAATAAAATTATAATTTTAACATAAAATATCCAAAAAACACATAGCTAATTTTTGTAATAATATAATTTGCTTAATATTTTTAATCCTATAAAAGAATCAATAATATCATTTGTATTAAACTCTTTATTAAAAAAGGGTTCTTTAAATACTTTATATTCAAAATAATGTAAAAACTTCTTCTCTCCTCGCAACTGAATAATATTTGTATAATAATTTATTAATTCAAATAGTTTAGATTTCAAAAACAAACTATAGCTGCTAAGCTTATGTGATACAATTCTATTTAAACTGGTTTTTTCATCGCTGTAAAATAAATTCTCTTTTGCTCTATATTTATTATAATTCATAAAATTGTGATGTATTAAATCAATATGACTATATATTTTAGACTTCAATGTTTTTTTTATTGCTTTTTTCGATATTAAGTATGCTGCTGCACTTATTGAACCAATATGTGTACTATACGTATCTATTGTTGGCATAATACCATCGCTATGAAGCTGAATAATTTCCCAATTAGCATCCAAAATTTGTATGTCATATAGTGTTTTATTAAGGCGTTCATAAAACTCGCCTTTTTCATATAAAGGAAAAACATCATCTTCCATTATTAGAAAATAATTTTCACAGTTTTCTTGTTTATGTGTTTTGCGGTTCTTTATATAGTTTTTATATATATATTTGCAACACATTATATGACTTAAAGCACACCCAATTACAGATTTTGGTGTGTAATTTAATGCAAATTTGGATACATATTTTTTATAACTGCTTTTGAAATGCTCGTCTTTTAATGCATTTACTCCACTAAATCTCTCATTAACTATTCCCAACTTTAATAACTCTATTGCTTGTTTATTATAATTAATTTTATAATCATCTAAATTTATGGTAAATGATTTTAAATTTGAATAATCATATTTTATTAAATAATGTGGACTATTATACTTAGTCATAAGTTAATAATATTAATTTAATATTTTTATATGAATATTAAATTAATAGTTCATAGTTCATAGTTCATAGTTCATAGTTCATAGTTCATAGTTTATATGTCCAAGCTTACAATATTTCTATCGCTTTTTTGTTTCCGTTTTGATTTTGTCGGTATTCTTGCATTAGTTAAATCTTTAAGGTCATCAATACTAATTGTGCTTGCCTCATTATAATTAAATTCATTATTATTTGCAGTGTTCGCATTAGTATCTAATGATTTGGTCTTTAGACCGCTTAATAAAGACGAAATGTTTTGATTTTGAGGCATAGCTAGACTAGGACCTCTCATTTCTGGACGTGTTATTCTCTCTTGTTCATATGGACTTGCTTCATTGTTTGTCACTTCAAGTCCACGTGCGGAAGTAATATCGGGACGATTTAATATATTAGGCATTCGTTGGCTACGGTCGGGTAATTTGGTTTCAACAGACATTGGTGGTGGTCCTGAATTTACATTTGGTGGCATAGTACTTCCAAATCCAGGAGTAAAGCCATTATTTTTATTATTCATTGAACCATTATTTCCGGCAAAAAGCCCATTCATAAAACCGCCAAATCCGGGATTTGTTTGTCCCATAGTATTAACTGCAGCTTGTGTAAACTGTTTCATTAGTTCTGGATTTTGTCTCATAATATCATCCATTCCTGGCATTGAAGATTTAAATAATGTATTGGACATATGAACCATCATGGCAGAACCACCTAATTGAAACAATAATTTTAATTCAGGAGACATTTTCGCCTTAGACTTATATTTTTCATGTAATTCGGCAAAAATATCATCATAATCATCTATATTTTCATTTATTTGCTCACCCCATCCATCTAATTTTATATCAAATGGGTCAAATTTGTTATTTAAAAATTCTAGTCCTGTTATACAAGCCATCATCATTTTACCTTGAAACTTAATAGCATTTGATTTCTCTTTTTCGGCAATAATTGTTTCATATTCTCCAATCATTTCATCCAAATTAGAATCCATGTTATAACGCTTAGACAAGTTTATTCCTTTTTTCTCTAACTCATCTAACTTGCGCATATATTTGAATTTTTCACGCAACTCTTCTTCTTTTGTTAATTGCGGTTTTTCTTGGGCTTTGTCTAAATTTATTGGTATGTTGTTAAATTTACCAAATCCATCCCATGTTTTTGTTTCATTCATATTTGCAGTTGATTTGCCTAAATTATTTGTTTCATTATCATTTGAATCATTATTTCTTGTAATAGGCTTAATATTTTCACCATCTACTTTGTTTGAACCAAAAATGTCACCAAATATTGATTTTTTGGTTGAACTGCTTTGTCCATATTTTATTTCCTTTTTACTATCATTGTCTTGAAATTCTACTTTTTCTGGCGCTTTTGTTTCATTTATAGTGTCTGCTAAATTATTTAATTCACTTTCTAAATTTGTAATGTCTTCAATATCAATTGATGAACTTGCTTTTTTTTCATTTTTATTTTTAACATTCATTAATAGTTCTATGCCTCCACCAAAATTTGAAGTCGGTTTTTTTGAGATTATGTCATCATTAGTATCAATTGTGTCATTAAATTTAAAATCTGGTATACTAAAGCTATCAATATTTAAAATTTCAGGCTCTATTTCAATAATTTCCATTACTCCTATTATGAATTAAATAGAAGTTTAATTTTTAAATCCTCCGCAAACATAATTAATATATTGTTATAATAATTAATATAACAATTGATTAAACAATTGATTTAACAATTAATAAAATAATAAGCTTGTAAAAAGCAGTCAGCTAAATCGTCTTTTTTTAAATGACTACTAAAAAAAGCAAGTTCATTATTCATATTATTTTTTTTCAATACTTCTTTTGTATAAAAAATACTTAATTTTTTTCTCTGTGCATAGCTAATTTTATTAACACCATTAATAGGGATAATAATAGGACTAGTATTAGGACTAGTATTAGGACTAGTATTAGGACTAGTATTAGGACTAGTATTAGGACTAGTATTAGGACTAGTATTAGGACTAGTAACACAATTACTAGTAAGTGTATTATTTTTCATAAATAATTTTAATTTATTAATTGCGGAAATAAAGTATATATTATAATTATTATAATTTATAAAATATTGTGCTATCATACCTTGAATAGTTTTCATCCTATTTGCTAAAGGACTTATTTGATTTTCCAATATTATTTTATCCAATTCCAATATATTATAGTCTTTAAATAATTCATTTAACCGATCTTTAATATTAATTCCAATATGTACCAAATTTATAGTATTTGCACTAATGTTTTCAATTGCTTCTAAACAATGACTATTTAAATAGTCTTCTAATAGCACAATTAACATGGGTTTTTTTATAGACTTATCAAAGACCAACTTATATTCGTCTGCTAATAATATGAGCTTTTTAAGCGATTGTTTATGTAAAGTTTTAATATTACACGTAGGAATACTATAGTTTGTTTTTTTTGCATGAATTTTACAATAATAATTTGAATTTTTAAAAAAAGCTGGTTTCTTTTTACATAAATGTTGGCAGCAATCATTTGTGTTAGTACATAAATTTATAACATCCCACTTTACTATTTTAAAATCATTACTATTTGTTTCAATTATTATAAATGCTAAATTCTTTATACCAATATCAATACTTAATAGTTTCATAATTATATAATACTTGTTTAAATAAGTATTATATAGTTATTTGTAAAGTTATTACTAACTATTTAACGTAACGCACCTAAACATATGGAATAATGTATTCTTGAAATATAGTATAAAATCATATTACTTAAAAAAGACATAAAATATGCACCCATTGCATATTGCGTATTCTTTTTAAACAAACCTATAATAAAACCAACAAGAGCAGCAGTAGCAAAAAACAAACTTATTAAACCAAGGTAATAAAATAACATACAATGATCGCGGCTTAAAGGAGACATCAGACTATCAAAAAAATTCATATTTTTATATTATAGTAATATAATAAAAATATAATAAATTATAATAAAATTATAATAAATATTTAATATTATAATTTTTATTAAATAACATTAAATTTTTATTAAATAACATTAAATTTTTATTAAATAACATTAAATAACATTAAATAACATTAAATTTTATTTGTTTTCACCAATAATATATTTTGTTACATGTTTTTGCGCATCTAATTGTTGGCGTGCTAAATATATATTCTTTAAATTACTAGTTTCATAACCATACGGTTGATCGCGTGACAATGTAGATTCAAAAACATATGGAGTTTTACTAGTCGCATTATTTGAACTTGTGCTATTATAATATGGACATACACTGCATTCATTGCATGCAATTAACTGATTATTTTTAATAATTGCATCACTATTTATTTGTAAATATTTTCTATAATCACTATTTGTCTTTATATTGTTTCTATGTTTTAAAACATTGTCATTTAAAACTGATGAATTATAATCGCTAAACAATCTGGAATCGTCCATTAATGGTGGATAATTAAAATGAATATTATTAGAACCACTATAACAAGTTCCCCAACTCATAAAATTAATATTATATAATTATAATATTAATTTTTATAACATTGTTCTAAATAAACATTCTTTAAATATATATTATTCTAAATAAATACTATTCTAAATAAACATTCTTTAAAATAAATTTTTATTTATTGTTCCTGGTAGTTTATGACCAAATAAAATCATATATATTAAACTTAGCGCTGCTAATATTAAGCTTCTATTTTCTGCTACAATATGCCTCTGGTTAAGACCATAAATCATTATTACATATAACACTAAACCAATAATTATTGAATGCAACAACATCATTCTACCACTTTCCATTTGTATATATATTAATTTTATAAAAATTATTTTTGCAATAATTTTACTAAATCATTTTTTTTCATTTTTTGTGCTGACTCATTATCTAAAATGTTTTTCGTAACAACTAGTGTTCTTAAATCATCTATTCTCATTTTACTATAATTCTTTTTTTCTACTTTTTGCGTAGTCTCTAAATTATTTTCTAAAGTAATTACTCTGGAATTTATTTCTAAATCTTCGTTAAAAGTATTTAACATAATTGGTAAATTTTTAATAAATATATCTTCATCCGAATTAATAGTGTCTTCTACCAGTTCTATGGGCTCTTTAGTTTGACCTGTGCTAATGGTTTCAAAAAAATCGTTATTGAGTATAATGGTTTCTTTAATATCAAATGTGTTGCATTTTTCTGTAGAGTCTTCGTCTCCATCTGCATCTGCATCTTCATCTTCGTCTTCATCTTCATCTTCGTCTTCGTCTTCGTCTTCATCTTCATCTTCATCTTCATCTTCATCTTCATCTTCGTCTTCGTCTTC